TATGATAAGTGGGTTCTACAAAATCATCGACAAGGACAAGCTTAATGATATCTTCGATGACAGGTTGTTCGTCTTCAATCTTAAATTCTATTTTCATTTGTGCTACCTTTGCAATTTAAGGGTTATTGCTGGCAATTACAATGATAGCACATTTTGTATGATATTAAAAAGAGTTAATTTTCAAACAAACGACTCGTGACTTATGCCATAGTCATCGCAAAGACTGACTTTAATAACATTCAATTCCCCCAACATTTCAGTTCTAAGATCATTATATGTGTCGTACATGTCGTTACTCGCTTGAGTTTTGTCGATAGTACCCATTATCGCTTCAACCATCTTGTTGATTTCCTTTTCTTTCTCGGCTTTTTCAGCTTGATATCCTTGCTCTTTTTCATTTTTAGAAGCATCTAACATTGCTTGATATTTTGCTCTAATATCATCGCATGGTACATTAATGGTACAATGCCAATGATGAGTACGAATTGTATGAGAATTAGGCTCACAACGTATCGCACTAATGCCACAGAACTTAGGCGTATAATGAGTTACAACGTCAACATGAGTTTCAACAGCACCAGGAGTGCCAGGCCCACACGCACTAGGATCTTTTTCTACAGCCACACCTTTAGCTCTACACTCGGCATTCGCTTGATTTTCAAGGACTTGCCTTTGATCTTCGCTGCCTTTATCTATTGCTTCCAGTTTGTCTTTCTGCCATTTAGCAAAATCTGCATAAATCTTTAATAGCTCATCACTCTTCTTAGTGAATAAATACATCGTCTCGGCTGCTTTATAAGCTCCCATGAATTTAGCTTGAACCCCAGTTCTTGCCTCTACATATTTAGCATATAACGCTTGGGCTTGCGCCAGCGTAAGATCAGCATATTTGCCGCCATATTCAGCCATATGATCTACGAGTGTGTCTCTGATTTCAGATTTTAAACCAGGCATCCATACGACAGTACCATCAGGATATTGAGGCATCTTCATTGGGAGTTTAGCGTGTTCTAATGCTTTTTGAATGAACGTGTTACTGTTACCTTGCGAGCATTTATTGTACATACCGAAGTTAACAATATCGCAGACAGGTAATTTATAATCAGGAGAATGTTGGTTAATTTTGAGACCAACTTCCCATATCTTATTCATATAGTCACGAGCCGTTACATCATCACCTTTGTAGAGTATAGTAGTACGATATTGAGTAGGATCGGTAACCCAATCATTCCGAGCTACGCCCTGCATTCCAGGATAATATTGAACATAGTCTACATGTAAATCGCCACGTAACATATCATCATTAGTCGGGCCTGCCCGTACTATATGTACAGTCTGACCATTTTCCATTGTGTGAATAAAATAACCATGTTGAGGAGTCCCGAGAAATGGGACATAGGGCGCATTCTTTATATCTCTAGTGCGTAATTCAATTGTTGCTGGCATCAGCTTTCCTTTCAATTAGAGTTGTAAAGGTTCACCAGTAATCAAGCACCATATCATGTGTAGAATATATTTACCCCAAATACATAAGAGAAAAATTACATACAACGAAACAAGCCAAAGTATGAGTTTAGGGGAGAATTTTATTGCTTTAGGAAGCAGGTTTTTCAATTTAGTCCACATATCAATAAGTTATCATTATAGTACAAGTTACGGGTAAACATTATTTGTAATATATATAACTTTATATTAATATAAGGACAACAATTATTTTCTTTTGGCGATTATATTTGCTAGTTGATCACGTGCTTCGCTGTAGATAGTTGAATCATCATCGACAGTATCATCGAAGTTCTTTTGCTCGACGTAAGTCTGGCGCAGAGCGCGAAGCTCTGCACCAATACTGAACATAATTTGATTGAGGGTATCAAGTCTATCCAATAAGATATGTTCAAAGTCTTTCATTATTAACCTATAGATGCAACGAGAGCCGCAGCAGCAGATTGACATGTAGGTGCATCAGCATACGTAGCATACAGATTAAAACCTGCTTCAGTTACGAAAATCAAATTCACACCTTCGCATAGAATAAATGAAACTTGACTAGGGTTAAAATAAGTTACATCTGTAGGTGGCAAATCACCATTTTGTACGGAATCAGCGGTTACAAACATTGTCATAATTTAATTCTCCTGAAATTTGTTAAAGATACGGGTAGTAACAAGTACTATATCATAACTCTTACAAAATTTCAGTTGTTATTTTGTCTATTCACAATATCATTTTTATTGACAATAGCCAAATATTTAGTTAATATGTTAGTGGAATCTCACCCTTAAAATCTGTCTGATAATGATTATTATGGAAAATGAGGCAAGTTATCCACATTCTTAGTGTGACTTTTTAGTCTATCTCTTTCCATACTGCATTACGTTTTATCATATTAATTAAAGCAGTACTTACTTTATATTCCTCAGCTATAATTTTAGTTTTTCTATTATCTAATCTTACTTTTTTAGCAAGTTCTAAATTCATTTTGGGTTTTTGCTTAGGAACATATTGTCCATCATTGAAATTCACTCCCCTCTTTATCCTTCTGATAGTTACCGGCAGTCTATTATATTCCTTAGCTATTTCCTCAATTGTTCTAGTATCGAGCCTTATAGCGCTGACTTGTTGAGGTGTTAAGAGTGGTTTTTGACTCACTCTTGGTTTTGCGGGTTTTCTCGGCTGATATACTCTAGGCACAGCTACATATAAATGTTCGGGATTCACGCAATAAACATTCTTACAATTTCTTTTGATATGCGTCTTTTCGCCAGCTGATATCTTTTTGTAAAATTCATATGCATATCTTGGTGCAGAACAAGCCTTACCATCTTTTACAAAATATAAACTATTATTTTGATCAATTTTTCCACGCCAGTTCCAACAACCAGAAGATATGTCTATTGAAACTCTTCCCATAAATGAACATTCAAGAGAACAGTAATATTGCTTCGCAGGTGTGTCAAGTTCCAGCACACGATAACAATATTTACATTTCATTCCGTAATTAGATTGACGTGCTGTCATTTTGTTTTTCCAATCATAATCTCCCGTACTTAATATCTCTGATCATATGCAGCGGTAACTTGTGCACTTTCGATAAAATCTTATTTGGTCGTAGATCGGCCTTGATCTCTTTATATAATGCGTCTCTGGCCTTCTCATTCTGTATTTTAGTGCCTTCAGTACTATTATAAGTATGTAATAAGTGCTCTGGGTTTACACATATGTCATTGCCACAAGTCCTAACTACATAGCCTCCTTTTGGTAATATTCCTTTGTATTTTTCATATGCATACCTTGGTGCAGTTGTACTTCTTCCTTCTACTTTGAAATTAATTGTGCCAGACTGTGCTATATTTCCTAACCAATTCCAGCATGAATTATATTCGCGGATACGGTGGAAAAAACTACAATCTGTACTACAATAATTTGTAGTAGAAGCTTTGGAAGCAAAAACATTTATGCAATATAAACATTTTTTGTTATATTTTAGCATAAGTTCCAACTAGGTTTTTTACATCATCAATTAATTGTCTAGAAACATTATAATCTTTCGATATTGCTGTACGTGATCTTGGGTCTAGACGAATGGCAATAATCTGCGCATCATTTAATTTCCTTTGCTTTGGCTTCCCTCGCAATCTTAAATGTTCAGGATTCACACACATAGTTTCGCCACATTTAGCTTCTAATAATGCACGATCAAGTTTTGTTTTATTATGATGTTTATAAATAAAACTTCTTGCACGATATGTAATACGATCGTATTGAAATACCTTTAATCCTTGGGCTTTTACTCTTTCAGTCACAGCATCTTTATCTGCTTTCATTGTACCATGCCAAATCCAACATTTATCTTTTTCTCGAACTTTGTAATTACTATGAAAACAACATATAATGCTACAACAGGACTCGTTGTGTTTTTTAGGTTTGAATATTGTGCGACAAGTCGGACAAACTTTTTCTTTTTCTTGTTTTCCCCACAATAAACCATTTCTTATCCTTGATACCGTATTGCGGACAATTCCATAATCCTTAGCTATTTCGTCATTATTAATTCTTTGATCATTTCTGATCTTCTCTACTATTTCATAATTTAATTTAGTACATTTCATTACTCCAGTTCTAGTATAAAATGCCATAGCTGTTGCTCTAGTACCTGCTTCTAAATGATTAGGGTTAACGCAAATTCTATTCTTGCAAGTTTGAAAAATCATCCAATCATTGGGTATCGATTTTTTATAATGAGTATAAGAAAACCTCATTCCCATATATTGTTTATTTTGATATGAAAAGACTAATTGAACATACTTAGCTTTTCCCGAGATTTTATATTCCCAACAATCATTCTGACTATTAGTTTTACATTTATTGTGAAATGCACATTCTATAGAACAATAGAATGTTGACTTTTCAGTATTGATAAATATTTTATGGCAATAATGACATTCCTTGTAAAAAGCTCTGTAATCCATATCATATACTCAATTTATCTTTTTTTTGATAACGAAATATTGTCCTAGGGTTTCTACTACAACCTTCTTAGGTAAAATAAATTTATCCTTAAAGTTAAGAAATTCATTACAATTTGCAGGGAACGTTAGTTTCTTAGTATGCTTCTTCCACCACTCTTGAGCCCTTTCGTATGCAATTCCTCTATGTTCGATACACACATATTCTGACACTACATCTTGCTCACTCAAATAATAATCGACCTTAACGCAAGGCGGGTTATCACCCTTTTTAAATATTATAAACTTATAATCGTAAACCTGTAATTCTTGTTTTCCATCGAATTGGTCTCTTAAAAATTTTGTGCTTATTACATCCAAATCAGAAGCTTGAGTGTCATGTTTAACATTTCTTTCTATTCCTCTTACTTCATATTTATGCCCACAGGCAAAACACATAGATACTTCTAGCGGAATACACTCTCTACAATCAGGACATATTTTATAATGTTTCTTCTCCACTTCTACTTTCCCAAATTTATTCTCTTCAAAAGTAATGTGATCAATTGGTCCAAAACGCTTTAGATTGCCGCCATAATCTAAGATCATGCAATTTCTTTTTTCGGGAAAAGTTCTTGTCCCTCTTCCACAAATCTGCATAAATAATCCACAGCTTTTAGTAGGGCGTAAAATAATAATCACATCTACATTAGGCGCATCAAATCCTACAGTTAATACATCACAATTAGTTATAGCATTGATTTTACGCTCTTTAAATTTATGAATTATTAAATCTCTATCCTTTACAGGTGTATTGCCTGTAATCACTTCAGAAGTTATACCTCTATTCACAATTTCCTGATTTACTTTTTTGGCATGAGAAACACTAGAGCAAAATATTAACCAGCTTTTTCTATCTTTAGCATGAAGCAAAATATCATCCACAGCCCGTGAAATGATTGACTTATTATTAAACTTAGGCTCATACTCTTCTTGTACAAATTCACCGCCCCTAATATGAACATCACTAATATCGACTTCGACAGCTGAACTTTTACTGGTCAAAAGAGACAGATATCCTTTCTCCATTAAATACAAAAGTGATATTTCTACTGCAATGTCCGTGAAGATACTATTCTTATGTCTATGTGATAAACCACCATTTAGGCGAAACGGTGTAGCACTCAATCCTATTACTCTAGCATCTGGATAATTAGCAATAAATTCCCTATATATCCCCTGGTTTTCATTATTCACTAGGTGAGCTTCATCTATAATGATATAATCTATCTCAGGTAGTTTATCTTTAGAGACTCTATTAATCGACGCTATTCCAGCAACTATAATGTCTGCTCTCAGTGATTTTGTTCTTAAAGCACTTGAATAAAAATCTACAATAGCGCCTTTATTCATCAGTTTTATAGCAACTGCATTTTGAGTTAATAACTCTTTTCTATGTGCAAGTACTATAACTCTTTTTGATTTGTCCTTTCTTATAGAGGAACAAAGAGAAGCTATTATTAATGATTTTCCGCTTCCTGTCGGAGCGACAATTAACGGATTACCTTGGTTACTCTTTAGAAATTCAAGGGTCTTCTCAACGGCTTCTTGTTGGTACGAACGTAACTGCACTATTCTTCCCTTTTATGCATTTCAATTGTTTCCTCTACTACCATGGCATAATCACCATCTTCTAATTTATCAAAGAACGCATTCAAGTCTAAACCATCTTCTCGTTCAGCAGCAAAATAATCCATAGCAAATACTATACCGACACTAACAAAGTCTAATTGTTCTGGCGTATATTCCACGTAAGCCACTTTAGGCTCTTCACTGATTGCGATATGGCCGTCCTCTGTAGTAATAACATCATGGTCAGGAAACATTTTTTGCAGTAACTGCACCTGCATTTCTTCTGGCATGTTCATGAAAGCGTTATTGATTCTGGCTTTGCGTTCCTCTAGCGAGATAAACGGTATTACATTATTTTTTAATTCAGTCATTCTTGCTCCCGAACAAATTTAATTCAAGAAATTGCAATAGCTCTAGCGGAAGAGCTGTCTTAACATATAGAAGCGATATGCGTACCATGTTAGAACAAATATCGTTAAAGTGTTCTCTCTTTAACATCTTCTCGCCGTAAGCAGCGGCGAACTTATCATAAATGATATCGCACTCTTTTTTATATTTTGGATTCTCAATTATTTCTCTTAACATTAGTTATTCCTTTTGGTTATAAAGCATGTAATTTATTATGAACATTATATCTGGGTATTCATGATATACCCGATAATCAGGAGAATAAGGGACAGAGCGGATATGATCGTTAACTTTTTTAACATCATCCTTATCTTCATTTGTCGCCTTCCAGTACGGGTAAACAAATATCTGTGATCGCTTAAAACTGAACTCGATCTGTACATCATCACTCACTTCTCCTGACAAATTGCACGCATTACTTTAGCGTCTTGCTCAAACAACCCTTCTGTATCCATCTCAACACATAAATGATTAGTCCACATACTGCAATAATCGACCAATGCTTTGTTAGTTCCGTCCTTGCGCAAAGTCTTGAGGTCTTCAATTAATCCATCAGGATTACGATTAGCCATCGTTGACATACGTTGGAAGATTGCGTATAGGCTTCTTTTCATTATGTGTTCAATTAGTCCACGCTCGGTAAATTCATACTTCAGTTTAACATCTGGCTTAGGAGCGACCTTAACGGGAGACTCCGCTACACTATTCATATCGATGCCAGTTAAGGCAAAACTCACTGTATTTCTTTCTCTCATATCATTCTCACCTTAGTTTGATATTATAATGAACTTACTTTTGTGTGTAACATGTGGATAACTCACTTTTTCACCTCATAATCGTGGGTAACATAATGTTCTGTGTCTTTGTAAAGCAGATGTGCATTCCACCAGAATACGCCAGTAGCACGTTGTTTGAAATGACCACGTCTAAAGTGCATACGGGAGGCGTGACGCTCTCCCCCATTATTTCTTTCTCTGATATATTCTAGATGCTCTTTTCCTTTGAGAGATAAAGTAACCTTTGTATAGCCGTTAACTTGTATGTTAGTTTTACGTCCTAATTTATTTTTTACTGCGAGCTTTGTCGCTTGATAAGTTTTCTTCTCTAACATTCCCTTGGCGGCAATCGATAAGCAGAAACCCATCATTGCGCAAACAGAATGATTGATGAATCCAGCAGATTCAGCAAAGAACTTAGCAGCGGCCTTTTGCCTTTCTTCTTCTGTATTACCGAACTGTGGATTAGATTTAGCGGTAGCAAAACCAACGCAAGACTCTATAATAGATTTTCCTCTTCTTGCGGTATCTACAAAAACATTCAACCCTGGAACTATCACTTGGTTATCTTTTAATGTAAAACCGAAAATCTGTAACTGTGTTCCAGTATCATGAGGATCAGCCATCGTGTCGACTATCACAAGATTCATAGAATGAGATTCGTTAGACATCTCAATGATTTGAGCGGGGTATGGCGCACGTAATAGCTTGAGGTTTTCTTCTGTGGCTTCTTTCTTTGCCATGTCCTCACCAAAAGGATACATAGCTTCGTAAACTTCCTTATCGATTCGGAAGATCGGATATCTGCTTCGCATATCCTGTAGGGTCTTTAACATTATAGTGTAATGGTCTTGGCCTTGAAATTGTGTCGCCTTTAAACCGTCTTTGATTGATTCATCCCAACCTTTTTTTTTCATCTAGTAACTTCCGTTATATCTTTCCTGCGTATCATTGACCAAAGCATCTAAGGAAACGTCAGCGTATGATTGCATTTCTTCCAGTGAATTCTTCATGAGTTCATGTACTAAGTGAACTAAATCATAATCTATCTGCTCTTTATCAGAATGCTTAGCGAAATAGTACTTCTTCAAGTCATCATTTACATTATCCCCGCTCATTGCGTGAGCGGATAGATGCATCATGAGGTTTTTAATTGTCCAAACAATACAGTATATCGATACTGGGCTACTGACTAGAGTTTGCAGAGTATAAGTATCACGAGATGGATTAGTCGCTCTTAAGCGAACAACTTTAGGATTGTTATTTATAATATCATCCCATGAACTTCTTGCTGTAGTTATTGGCATAGTACCTCCTATTGTTATAATTTAGCGGCTAAGGCCGCATAACCTGCTATATCTACGTAGTTATCACGTTTTTTTTTACCTTTAGTACGAGCAACCTTAAGAAGAATCATCATCATAGCTACATCATGAGCCTCAACAATCTCTTCCCAAGACCATTTCATCCCCTCGTATTTTTCTACATCATATCCATCAAAGATTTTCTGCATTTTAGCATTGAGTAAAATATTCCAATAACTAGAAATCGATTCAAAGGCATCTTCCGCCTTACCATATTGCTCGTTACGCTCACCGTTAATTATTCTATCCGCTTCCGCTAGTATCTCGTTCTTATATCCAGTCACTAACTATTCCTTAATATTCTCTTGAACAGTTTTAGCTAACTTAAGTGTAGTTTCCATCATTCTTTCATAAGTAATCTTAAAACTTGTTAAGTGTTGAAAGACATTGCTCATATCTTCAGGCTTAATTTTATCATGATAACCATGAGTACATAAATCATCTATAAATCTACCAATAGCGTGCATTGTTACACTATATATAACTTCCGCACTTTGATCTAATTGCGGTATGTTCATATACTGCCCGATAAAATGTTGTAGTTTCATATCAATTTCTTGCTCTTTATCATCTGTTGTCTTATACATTTATAAAGTCCTTTAGTTAATTATTAGTTAATTATTTGTTTTTGTTTGCATAGTAGTGTAACGAGGGTACTAATCAGGATTACACTACTATGATGTTCCACAGGCGGAGTCACACCCTGTGTTAACATTCCTTTATCTTCTATTATTTTGACGCATTATAGCTTCCAATAAATCTTGTAATTCATTTATATTTTCTAAAGGGAGGTGGAATTCCAAATCTTCATCAGCACCAAAACAAAAAACGATTCTATGATAAGCTTTGTTCCCGCTATTAGCGGCAACTTCTTTATAAAAAATGTCATGCACTAAATCTAGATTGACCAACCTATTTTGTACTTTAATAAAATTACTCACTTCTTATCCTCATTAATTATAAATTCATACGTATTAGGTTTTTTCTTAATCAAGCCCTTATCATATAACTGCTCAAGCATTTCATACGAAACTGCACTGGTACGCCCTAGCGCTTTACCCATATTATAAGCGGTCATTGGTTTCTTATTCGGTAATCCGTCTTTAACCAACATGTAGTACTCGGTTTGAACTGTTCCAAGTATCCGACCGTTTATTTTAACCTTCATCAATAATCTTTTCCCATTTACTTGTTTGCCTTTTTAGATTTCTTTAATCCATACGAATCATTATTAACCCATGCCAACTTCTTACTTAACATGGCTTCATATAATGCGGACTCCATCAACTCTTCTAAACATATAGGATTATTGTTATAAAGCCTTATAACTGCGTTTTCTGCACCTTTTTCTATCACATCATACAGGGTTTTATCTTCAATCATTGTCTCTAATGCTTTAGCAAAAACCAAACTCATCATGTCAACTAGACCGAAAGTTTGTTCTTCATATAAAATACAATCCGAATCATCATCCTTGATTGTCAGATAGATAGTCGTCTCTTTCTTTTTTTTCTTACTCATCAGTTACCCTTATAGTTTCCGTTCTCGTCATATTGTTCAGGTTCAGGATGTCTAAGCTTCCACTCAAGAACAAATGGCGTAAGTTTAGGAGTGAGGCCTTTAGGCATCCACTCCCAGTAATCCGCTAGTAAAGAGCATATTTCATACTCAAGGTCTTCATCAGACCACTTGCTTACATCTGTCAAAATGTTTTCTTGTTTCAACCCTGTGCGATATCTAATCTTAATATCAAGAATCCTTTCTATATGTTTGATACAACTATGCACCATCATATATTTATTATTACAAGCTTTAATCTCTTCTGCCCTAGCCCGTAGCTCTGCTTCCATATCGCAACCAGTCGCCCCGTCCTCTGAATCCCAAGCGTCCTTATTCATCTTCGTTAAAATTTCCACTATCTTTGTCTATTAAATAATCTTCTTTGTAATAATTATGCTCCAAGAAGAAGGATGCTTTATCTTGCTCTTTGTAAATAAAATCTTCATCAAATCTATCTTTAGTCATTCCAATTCTTAAAATACGAATATCTGCCATCAATTCATTTAATTGAGCATTCAGCCTATACATCTGTTCAATCATTACTTTTTCATATTCAGTCATTAGTTACCTCTTCAGTTGCTGCAAGCTTAGCATTCACTGCATCAGCAATCATTTGCTCGGACTTAGTAATAATACGGTGTAATGCCTTGTTATCTATAACATTTGTATTTTCATCTACTTGCGTAAACCACCAAGTGCCATCTTTGTTAATTAAAACCATTTCCTTTTGATCAAGTAGATGTTCAGCTAGGTTGTTGTAGATTAGGAAGAACTTATTAGCCTTAGCCTTTAACTTAACGCCGTAGTTCTTAATATCCTCGAACTTGTAGAATTTACTGTTAAGTGCATAGGTGATAAGATCAGATTGATCAGCGATCATATATTGCTGGCATAGCATAGTTACTTTGCCTTGCATCTCGGTTAAAGGATTCTCTAACGCTACTTGCTCGGTATTAGGCGCAATAGATTCTAAAGGGATCTCTCCGATATTGTTAACTTTAGCTTTAGCTCTCGGTGTCTTGGTCTTTGCCATTATTCTGCTCCTTGTTTTGTTTGATTACATGATTAGCAACAATCGCCATTCTGCGATATTCATTACCCAGTTTAACTATACTACCCATCTCTGCTTCGGTGAGCGGTCTGCTCATCCGAGCAATCCAGTATAAAGATTGTTCAGATATACCCAGTACATCTTCACACCATCTAATATCTTGGTTGATGAAACACTTGCCCTCTTTAGTAGGTCTACTCTTCCACCACATGATGCCGAAGCAGAATGCTCCAGCTGCGCAAATATAGTACCAATAAAATTTACATAAATAATCCATCTAATGCCTTGTGTTATTTCTTATTACAAATCTTATTTCATCGGCTACACTGTCGAACAGATCGCTTAAATGCTGAAGGAAGAGTATTTCCTCCTTTGAAAGCTCTACGTGATTACGTTTTATACGCTTCAATTCATTTATTATATCGTTCAGTGAACCCATATACTCTGCCAATGGATAAGTCATTTAGTTACCTTAATTGTGTTTAATCTTCGGCAACGCCATTAACGAAGTCATCAATCATCGCATAGTTAATGCTACAATATTCAGGAGCCATATGCCCTGACTTGATTAATAAATAGTCAATTACCTTCGCATAGCTTAGCGTGTCTTTTCGGAGTACATTAAGTAGTTCCTTAGTTCTTTTAGGAACACTCAACATTGCATAGTCATTACGTTTCTTTAGTTTGGTCATTTTTCTTACCTGTAAGGTTAAACGAATCCCATAATGGTGGTTCGTGTTCAATTTTCTGTATTTTGTCTTTTAGCTGTGCGAGTTGATGTTTAAAAATCGTAATCTTTTGTTGCGTCAGCAAGTAATCATTTTGTAGATGCTTATATTGGTTTAAGATAGCAATGCGCTCATTGTACCAATTAGGAACATCTCGGTCGTAGTCCACTACCATAGGGATAGCCTCATTGAATAAATCAACAAAGCTTAAGGCTTCTTTGCGCAGGAGTTTATCAAAGTCTGAATCTCCAGGCAGCATCTTAGCTATTTCGTTCTTATAGTTTCTCATTGATTAGCCTCTCGTTAAGGTCGTACAAATCGTTAGGGATTACTTTAAGTAGTCTTTCAATCTCGTTAGCATCCAAAGGGAAAATACTAGGTGGCTTAACATACATTTGGGTTTGACGATCGTACACACCGACATTCAAAGGATCGGTATCAAGAGATAACCCGAAACGTTTTAATTGTGCTTCTGTCTCTCTTAAACTTTTCGGCCCAAAGTTAGGTAACCTTAATAACTCACCAGCACTATATGAAATTAATTGACCAAGATAAATTACAGGCTCTGTAACGTATTTACACTGAACCCTATGAGCCAAAGCATTCTGACATCTTATAGATAACTCCATAAAACCTACCCTATTAAGTAATATAGGATCAAACCCATACTTCAGCTTGAATGTCTCCACCGTTAACTTACGATCATCGTTCATACTAAAACGCTCAAGTCCGTTAAGCATCTCATGGAGATTTTCTAGCTTAAAGCCTTTACCCCTATAGGTAGTCAAAACCCTGTAATGATCTTCTGGTATTCCAATAGCTTTAAAGAATTCCTCATCAGGTATATCAAGATCGATCCTCATTCTCTCCACACATTGTAACAAATGTTCACGACTAGCATTATAATCCCCACGTGATGAATGCATTAGGCGATTCCTCCTAGAAAGTTAATTAAGAAGTTCAACCCCTTACATAAGTATATGACAAATACCACAAAGCCTATAATGGAGAATCCGAAGACCCCAAAAAAGACTAAGGTAAACTTCCAGTCCATTACGTCAGCTTCCATAAGTATAGGACGCAAGAGTAAAAACCAAGTTGCAGCAAATACACAAGAAACAAATATAAGGTTATGCCATATAGGTATTTCAAACATTACTTACTTTCCTTGTCTAGCCTTTGATTATTTAGGCATTCAGCTATTTGCTCAATTATCGCTAAAGCTTGTTCAGGTGTAAACCCCGCAGAGATCAACTTCAATCTTTGCTTCTCGAACTTTTGTAAGTAGTTCTCCATTACTTACCTACTGCATCGACGAGCTTAGCTACAACAGGAAGATATTTTACTAACATGCCTACTACACTTCCGAACCCTATAATCATAATACCACCAAGCCACAAGATTATATCTTTACGGAAGATTGACATCTTTAATTCTAATTCTCGTATATCACCTTTAGTAGCAAAGCCTGTAGTGTCTTGTTCTTGTAGGCTCTCATCTAAGACAATGGCAAACGCTTCAGCGTCTTGCTCACTGATGGTTGAGGACAATTGTCTTATTCTTTCTCTTACCCTGATGATATTGATCATCGGCTTTTTATGCTGTTCATTCATCGTTGTACTGGTCATTTTTACGGAACTCCAATTTGTTATTAATAAGTCGTACAAACAGGATATCACAAAAGACTTTATAAAACAATATGGAATTATAAAGTACAAGTATTTGTTTTGCTTAAATTGTATATGGTATTATACGAGAATCCGTAAGATATACGCAAATAAATATTGACACACAGAATAGTATAAGGTAGTATGAGGTGATAACATTAATGAAAGGAAAACATTATGACCAATGTACTAGATAAGGCCATGGAGAGACTGGGTAACGTGAACGTCTTCTCTGACCAGACAAAGCTAGTTAACGCTATACTAGGTGAGAAGGACACGCAGACCGTTATATCTGAATCCGATATATTCAACCAAGACAAGCATGAAGATGATGTGTTGCAATGGGTTAATGTCACTAGGGTATTTGCTGAACTATTACGTGACCAAGATGAAGTAGTTCTTATGAGCGACTACGGTAATTGGTGGGGACGTAGCGCATGGAGACAGAACCCTAAGGAAGATCGTATCATCGAGGTTATAGCTAGGAGTTTATTACCATGATCGTCACTGGCTTATTCATTGGGGTAATACTGATGTTGTTCGGTGGTCTTATCGAAATAGCTTTTGATCTGCTATTCAGCCGCTACACCCTTTATGCTATCGGCCTACTCATAGGCCTAGCCATTATTCACAACCTATAAGAAAGGAACTACCTATGTCCGAAGAATCTATCCAAGTCCGAGTAACAAGAACAACCCTCAAACAATTCCTAGAGCTTTTAAGAAAGACTGCACAGCAACAAGCAGAAGAATATACTGAGGAAAAAGAACAGCTTATCATGAACAATATGTAATGAAATGTAACTTTAGGGATAATATCGACTGGACAGCTGAAACACCACAAGCAATTAAGTCCCTCAAAAGAGAATTCATGCATTTAGTAAAACGCTTTAAGGAGATTGCAGAATGAATAGAGGCTACATACCAAGAAGTATTTCCATTAGTTTGTATACATCTTATACCCCAATGTATACAAACCCCAAGGGTTTGTGAGTATGTGCAATTTATGCACTAACTCCGAGTTTATCTGCTAACTCCGATTCTTTATTACAGGCTATGGGCGTTAAGCCCATATACCTATGTGATATACTCACCCAATGCCTTAATGGTTAATTTCTTAACATTGCATCTGCCTATAATATATAATACAAATTATTATAATATTACTATTGACATAATACATAATATATAATATTATTATAATCGGACGCCCGGGACGGCGCCGATAGTATTATAATACTATAATAAGTATTATAGGTTTTTCTTTCTTTTTGTAACTTTTTCTTTCTTTTGTATTTATCGGATTTCCGTATCTCTTACGTATAGGCGTATGTTGTTTTATAGTGCTTGTAGGCCTTGCATTATAAGAGCTGGTGACTATTTGTCACCAACTGCCTATAAATAAAATATATTAATGCGTGTTTTGGAACTTTCGTTAGTTTCTGCGGGTTACAGCGTTTTAATAGTTAATTTGCAAATAGTAACTGCTAACAGTAATCGCATTACTGTTACGTTCTATTAAAATTATATCTGTAAAGGGAAACTTTTTTAGTATTTTTTGGATTATCGGATGATTTCACCGACTTAATCTCTATTCTATCAGCTTGCTTTAGGTAGTCAAGTATTTCTTTCATAGAATTTGTTTTTATTCTAAATCTATTATACAAATCACTCATTGATACCCATCCTGCTCTATCTTTAACATACTTCTCAACTTCATTGGACTTCTTAGCAAAGTAACCATCATTCATATGGTTCAATGCTTCCTTATGGTACATCTCGGTTGCTTCTTTAACAATCGATATAGCCCAGATAACTGCTTCTTTGTCTATGTACTCGCTGTTACTTCTGGCCAGTAATGCTAGCTTAGATGCTATTTCAAAGCTACGTCTATAGACTGATTCCTTAAATTTTTCACCTTTAGCATCAGCGTCAATCGCAATTTGGGTGACTTCATCTCTGAACTGGTGTAGAATTTTTCTAGCAGCAACATCAAAAGGTATTTTTAATGGCGCAAAATCATAGTGGTCAGCGGACTCGCTGCCCCAAATGTTCACAGGGTCGTATGACCAGTTCTGTAATGATTCTTTTAATTCTTGTGGTATATCCATTAGCAACTCACTACTTTTACGAAAAGCAACATGGACATCAGTACATTGCAGAACTAGCAACCGAGCTAAAAAACCATTTACAGCGTCTTCGGCATTAACTGCTTCGTAGAAGTTCTTTGGCGTAGAGGTTCCATATATCGTTAAATGGGGTTTGTTGACAACTCTTAATTCTCTCGGCTTGTCTCTGTCCGAGTATTCTTCTTCTTTGTACTCACCTATACTTCTACTGAATAATGTCAGCATTTTAGTTACAATATCCCTTAAGTATCCACCTGCATCAGAACACATAATCTTCTTAAACTCTTCTCCGAACTCATCGATGGCGCATAAGAGTCTACCTTTACGTCTGTGTAATGCACTAATTAGCCCAGCACTTGACGCAGGCTTATTACCTACTAAGTGTCCGCAGCCTATTGCGTTTAAGATTGTCGTTATGAGTTGAAGTGGGAAGTCTTTACCTATACCACTAGATGCTAGTGTTATGATGTACAGGTTTGGATTGATTCTATCTTCCGTCATACATTTCTGGGCTTGTAAGATAGACATGATCGATAGAGCAGAACCAATGGCTAAGATAACGTGTGGTTGCGGAGATGCGTCGTAAATGTACTGGGCTAAGTCTCCAAGTAATCCTGGAGGCATCTTGTAGTTTGTTTTTACAGGCTCTGGAATTTTGCCAGGGACTCGGAAGGATAATATAAAATCGGTAAGCTCTCGTTCTTTTGCGCCCTTCTCTATCTCATCAGCGATATCCCACTTTTTAGCCCACTCTTTCTTGGGCTTGATAACTTCAGCGTAGTATAAGTCTTCCGCAATCTTCTCCGCTGCTTCTTTACCCCCACGGTCGTTGTCTGGCCAAATAAAGACTTCACGCTTTGCCAAAATTCGCCAATCAGTTTTATCAACTGCATTACTGCCACCATTCCATGTTGTTACTACAAAATCTTTTAATATTGCCTTAGCAGCTTCGGCACACTTCTCGCCTTCAACCACTAAAACGGGTTTGTCGGGATTTCCGACAAGCTCGGGTAAATTGTATAATGGCTTCGGAGTGGCAAAGCCACCGAAAGCCCATACTAAACCATGTGTTGGATGTTCTTGTAAAGCTACTTGAAGGAAAGTTTTCTTGCCTTCCTTGTTTACAAGACGCATCATGTAACCGACAGGGTTACCATCTTCGTCATGATAAGTGTAAATCTTATCAGGGTTAACCTCGTTAAATACTTCTCGCTTAGAATTATATATGTATTTTAAATCAAATGTGGGAATTTTGTCATAGGATTCTATATCAACTGTTTTTTTTTGCTTCGGTGCAATCGCAGGTAAGTTATAATTCTTTAACGGACTGACGAACCTTCCGCCCAGATACTCAAACGCCTGTTTAAACTTTACCCCGTGCTGTGCAAAGAATTCAAACACGTCACCTTGAGCTTTACACCCATAACAATAATATCTTTTGGTATCATCATATACAAAAAAGCTTGGAGTTGTTTCATTATGGAAAGGACAAAGCCCAACTAAATCCCTTCCATGTCTCTTCAAATTTACCCCGTAAGTTCTTACTACGTCGCTAAGTCTTACAGAATTCTTAATAGCCTCAATTTCATTTGAATTGCTATGTTGCTGATTTGTATAGGTTTTATTATCCATATGGCCTTTTCCTCTGCATGAAGTGTTAAAATTAGATTGATTTATACGTGTGTCATAGATTATTATAATAATCGTAATTGCGATGTTAACACAACTACTTTAAGAACCAAAATAGTTAAGATCAAATTAACTAATACGATTTTTTATATGTTTATAAAACAAGTTACACTTTAGGACTTGACATCAGAATTGTATAATGTTATATGTAAATATACGGCATCCGTAACAGTATGGTTGACGTAATATTAACTAAATGAGGTTCAAAATGAAGTTATATAAAATTTACGATCGGGACATGCCTGAAACAGATATAGAGAACCAAACAATCGTTTATTTAGCCAACAAGTGCTTAGCAGCTAGGAAAGCAGCTGAGGAAGCACGTCAAGCACAGATAGAGCTTGAAAATGAGTTGCTAAGTTTACCGGCTGTTCGGCAATCTTTAAAAGATTCTGGCACAACTACATTCCTTGGTGGGTTCTTTAAAGTTCTCAACAAGCTCAATAAGAAGTGGGATCAAGACCAACTTGTTACCATTATCCAATCAAACGAATGGCCTATCATGCCATTTGATATTGAGTACAAGCCAAATGCAGCTCGTATGAAGACGCTAGAAGATACTTACCCAGATGCATACAGAAAATTATCTGCTGCTCTGACTGAAACACCTGCAAAACCTTACTTTTCATTTAAGGAGTAAGATCATGAAGGAATTAGAACAAAAGTTAGATAGTGAATACTTCTTAATGCACGAATTATTAACCAAGTATGTCCATGCTGTAGATGTTACTGAAGAAGTCACTGGGACTAAAATCCCAGAGACACAGAAGCAATTTATCGTATGGAGTTTAATTACAGAGGAGAGAAAAGATTATGTTTCCAATTAGTCAACCAATGAACCAACCACTACAAATGCCTTTAATTAAAAGGAATATGGAAGTTGTTGTTAATCCTCCAATGCCATCAGATATAGTTGATTCAACTATTCATGGCGGCTTTGTAATCTACTTAGATCGTATGGGTGAGCGTTACTATGCAAGACAGGAGTGTTTAGCATCATGATAGATATCGGACAAATATGTAGGCCGTCTTACGAGCCTAAATGGATGAGTGCAACCGATGATTGCTCTTGTGATATCGATTATGAAAAATGTTTAACATGCAATGATTGGAGGGAATATGAAAAAGAGTTTTAATGAAAGGTTTGAAGATATGGACGATGCAGAACTACTCAAATGTATCTTGGCTGTAGCTGACAACGAAGGTTGTAGCGACACTATGCAAGAACTAATCGATCGTAATAAAGCTTATTGGAAAGAGCAAATACGTGGGGCAATTCTAGCATTATGAGTTTAACACCATCCTTTGCAGGCAGCCAAACTATTATTAACGTCAAAGAAGGTTTAGCTGCCTCGATCGATGGGCACAAATTCGCCGCTTTGTACAAACGCCTAATCGAAAATGATCTAGGAACAGTACAGGCCAGAAAAGTATGTGAGCTAGTGTTTTGTGAAGTAATGGCGGTTCATGCCTTGCACATGAGACAAATAGATAACGAAGCAATCTTAAAGAAAGGAAAACTAAAATGAAATTAACCTTAAACAAATTAAGACCTACAGTAACCAGAGCGCCATATAGAATGATGATCTACGGACAACCTTCTATCGGTAAATCTACTTTTGCATCTCATGCACCGAATCCTATATTCGCTGATATAGAAAGAGGCGCAAACGCTATCGCTGCCGTCAAAGTTCCCATTAATACTTGGCCTGAATTCCTACCGTTCTGTCGTGAACTGTACCAACAAGAACATGAGTTTAAAACTCTGGTACTGGATTCACTCGATTGGTTAGTTAAGCTAATGATCGATTATGTCGTGAGCGAATTCAATAAAGCAAAAGGTTGTACTGCGACTGACTTAATGGACATAAGCCGCTTTGGCGGCCCTGGTCAAGGTTACTTGTTACTCGATAAAGAAGTTCAGAAGATGATCAGAGCGATGGACGCTCTACGTGAACATAAGAAGATGAATATATTATTGATTGCTCACGAACCGAGCGAGGGTAAGACTGTAAACGATTTAATACACGGTCAATTTACTCGGTACGATATTAAGACCGAGAAACGTGTAGCTGCCATGATAGTTGAATGGTGCGATTTCATATTTCGTGCAGCACAGGACTTGGATGTCAAAGTTGACGGCAATAAGAATAGGGGTGCTAAGGGTAAGGCGGTATATAACGGCCGTATTCTTTACACCAAGAATCAAGGGAATCTACTTGCGAAACGCAGGATAGACTTACCTGATATTTTAAACCTAGATTACGCAGAGTTCGCAGAAGCGGAAGAGGCAGCTTACAAACGTAAGGTGCAAGAAGCTAGCGAAATCTTTGCAGACACAAGACTAACTCCCTCTACAGTACGCAGGGATTTGAACGGCTCTAATGTGTTTATTACCGCTGATCAAGCTCTTACTGCGGAGGCTATAACATTTAATTAATAGGAGCATTTTATGTACCAAAGCAGCGGGAACCTTTGTTGGAACCACCTCACTAATCAAGCTCCCAACAAAGCGGGAGCAGTAGGTGCGAAAACCACCTCTTGGGCTTTGCCTGAAGGGGATTATTTAGCCGAAGTTCAGAAAGCGGACATGCGTCAATCTAGTACGAGTCCTTGGGGATTTTTACAGGTAAAGTATGAGATTCTAGCACCAGAGCAATACAAGTCTAAACTAGTTTTCCAAAACTACTTTATTCAGCACCCAGAGCGAGAAACTTCTGCTGATATCCAGTCTAAAGTAGGCGGTAATTATCGTCAGCTTGAGAAAATCTTCGCAGCTGCTGGCTGTCAAGGTTCTACCAATGAAGAAGATTTAGTTGGTAAACGCATGTACATAAAACTTAAGTTCCGCGCTGGCAAACCAAAAGTTGCTGGTGGTACTGAAAAGTGGCCTGATGGCAATGATGTCATTGATGCTAGACCGTTTAACCGTGTTCAACCTAATCAAGGTTTACCTCCGATGAAACAGCCAGTGCAAGCTGAGCCCGCTCCTCGTGAGTCGACTCCTTTTGATCTAGATGATCCAATGCCATTTTGATTAAAATGATAAATACAACAAAACTTATAGCAGATATATACGACGACTACCTGAAACAAGAAGCAGTAGTACCTAAGAGAGAACATCTTGGGGCTTCGGCTCTTGGTGATAAATGTGGCCGCCATGTCTACTATGAGTTTCGTTGGTATGACACTGGCATTAAAGAAGGGCGCATCTTGCGCCTATTCAATACAGGTAAGAGGGAAGAAGCACGTGTAGTAGAGAACTTGCGTGCTTTGGGCTTCATCCTCGATATTGAAACTCCTGACGGAAGACAAATCCAGTGCAGAGATTCAAGCGGACATATTGGCGGCAGTGTCGATGGCATCATCCATCACATCCCTGTCCAATATGGCTTAATCGATGCTGAGAAATGTATCTTGGAAATTAAAACGCATTCCGAGAAGAACTTCAGGAAGTTTAAGGACGCTAAAGTACAGACTGTGTTTCCTAAACATTACACACAAGTACAAGTCTATATGGGGATGATGGAAATCCCATACACCTTATACGTCGCCGTTAATAAAAATACCGATGAATTGTACTTTGAGTTGATCCCTTATGTTCAAGCAGAACATGAACGCGTCCATGAGATAGCTAAAGAAGTTATCTTGGCTAAAGAACCGTTACCAAGGATTCGTGAGAATCCTAGCTGGTTTGAATGCAAGATGTGTAAGTTCTACGATGTCTGCCATCAACAAGTAGTTCCTAAGAAGAATTGCCGCACCTGTATTTATAGTCGTCCTATCAAAGACGGGAAGTGGGCTTGTGATTTGCAGAAGATCGAGATCGATTATGAGATGCAGATGAAAGGTTGCGACGAGTATAAATTGAATTCTTAATTCAACTTATACAACCCAACTGGAATATCTATACATAATAAAAAAACCCCAGTAAAGGGGCTTTCTCACACATATTATAAATCTATCTTACACTTCTTCTGACATCCTGGATTATATCACCTATGTGCATAACCTCAATACTTATCCACATTATTTTATATAAGTAATGTTACTTTCATATTACTATGACATTATTATCACATCATTTTAAACTCACCAAATCTGCAATTTGGGTAGTAGTTTTTTTGTCAAGTGCAATAACTTGCATATTTTAGGAGAAAGTTGTTGCACTAAAAAAATACCGTCATCTTCCTTGACACTCGGTAGGCAAATATTGCCGAGTAGGTTCAGAGTAAATGTCAAGTGTGCTAATTCATAAAAAAAAAGTTAAGTTAACGCACTTGACAGGGATATCTTTTTCTTATCCTTTTTTATCTCCCTTATGCTCGTTAGCATCTAACCCATGTAATCTGCGGGATGAGCTATGCGTCGTAGCATATTTGGAAGATAAGATTTGATGCCTCGTTGCATCTTATCCCCCTCTTATCCCCTAAAAATTAGTATCAGATTGGTATCCAATTGGGATCAAATTAGGAATTGTTTTACGAGCATTAATGATTTATACTGATACCATAGAACTTTATAAAACAATTATTATGGGGAAAGAAGTGTACTACACTGAAGAAGAATATCGTAAATTTATGTTAATAAGCCATCTCAATCGCATGATTGAGTCATTGAAATTATTGTATAGCTCTCAACCTGAAAAAATCATTGAATTTCTAGCAAGTGAGAAGAAGCCCGAATTAGACGCGCCGATAGTTAATTATTTATTCTTGATGACAGACGATCTTTTAGATGGCCTACAACAATTGTCTGATTCTACCGAAAAAGAAGAATTTAATTTTATGGTGAAAAAAAGCGCAATAAAGTGGGATTTTTTCGCTGAGAAATTAATAGACTTCGTTGGTAGTTCCCAACTTTTTAAATGTAAAACAGAAGGTAACGCATGACTGAGAAAATTAGCACCGATCTAATAGATGTGATCTTATATGCGTGTGGAGACGTACAGCTCCATGATGAACAAGATATGATGAGTTACGCTCACTACAGTTTGTCTAAGAAAAAACGTCTTACTCCAATCAAATATACAGGGTTGGATAAGAATGGATTACCTTTTCTTTTAGAAATTAGACCACATCCCGATTACGGGATGGCTACGATATGGGATTTTGATATCGTGATGTACGCTATTAGTCATTTTGTTAGTTCAGAAAAAGCTGGCGTTAAAATATCTAATTCTATTACTGTGCGTCCTTATCATTTACTAAAATCAATAGGAAGACATGATACCGGTAGTAACTATCAGGATTTACTGACTGCTTTCAAGAGGCTGCAAAGCACCGTAATTACCAATACAAAAAACAGAAGTCTAAAAAGTAAAAAACAAGTTTACGAACAATTCAGCTTTATCCAATCTTTGAGAGTAGATGAAAAAACTAATGAAATTACTTTTGCACTTTGTGATTGGATATTCGATAGCATTATTGATAAACATCTATTGGCAATCTCCCCTGATTATTTCAAAATCACTAGCGGCATAGGTCGACATCTTTACAAAATTGCTCGCAAACACGCGGGCAATCAAACCAGCGGCTGGTGGTTTTCATTCGAGACTCTTTACAAAAAATGTGGGTCGACAGACTTAGAACGTAAATTCAAATCGCGAGTAAAAGTTATCACAGAAAAGAATAACTTACCTGAATACTGGCTCACTGTGGAAAAAAATCTAGATGGAACTGAAGGAGTAGCTCTCTTGCGCAGAGACTATTTGCCTTTTGGTCATGAGGGCAATAAAGGGATATTGAGAAGACGTAAGAAAATCTCTGCGGATTCAAAGGTTTCCAAAAAAAAAGCATGATAACAGACTGTGGATAACCTGCGCAATTTTTCGATGTTTCAGGTACAAATCCTCCGATGTTTCAGGTACACTTTCCCGATGTTTCAGGTACACTTTTTGGTACTTCATCCCTTATACAGCCTACGTTTTAGAGGTAAGGTAATCTTATAATTAATAGAATATATAAATATATTCTATATTGTTGTAATCTATGTGCAATTGTGGATAACTTTTGCCTCTTAATCCACAAATTGCCTTGTTTTCACATGTTTCTACCTATTTTATATAGATTTTACCCTTTATACAAAAACCGATGTTTCAGGTACAATTCGTTAAAGAATCGTTAATTTTATTGAAAATAATACAAAAAACGTATAAGATTTGTTTGCCAATGTTGTTTGTAATACACACTTGTTATAAGAACCTAGGATTTAATAGGTTTGTAGCTTGACAGAAGTTATAAGATGACTTTTGCATTCAGTCGTGCTAAAAATATTTTACCGATCGAATGAACCTCATCGGATTAAAAACTCTTTGAGTTCTGTTGTCTGAGTTAAGTTTTCCTTTCACAGGCAACAGTTTCCTAAATGGAAATAGTTCAAAAAAAATCGTAGCCGCACTGCGTGGCATGATATGTACCTTTTTGCTAGTTTTTTGGACACGTTCTAAAAACGTGGGTGTGGAGAGGACATAAAGAGGCTATCCAGGAAAATGGTTTTTTGGCCCCGTACAAGCGAATCTCATCTTCAGAGTATGTTTGCACCAAAAATTTTTTCTTAGTCCTGTAAGACCTCTTAAAATCGATTTAAACGCTATTCTAATATTCATTTACAGTGATGTTAACGTATGGCCGTTCATCATAAATCTTTTTAATTAAAACAGATACCACTTGCGAATCGTCCCTGTAAATTTGTCCGGACATGATGTCGGCCACCGATTTGTACAGATTGTCCACGTCGGGTTTTGTAACGGGAACGGTTGAACGCCACGGTTGAGGCTCTTTTTTTTTGATTAATCTTTTAGGAATAGGAAGACTGAATGTCATATGCATCGAAATTGGCTGATCATATAAACATTCAATCTTCGCTTTTAGTTCTTGGTTGTTCCGCAGTTCCAAATGTAATAAGTCAGCTAGTAACTTTTTATATTCAGAAGTGGATTTAGGAGTATAGGTGACAAACTTTCCTAGCCGTGGCCTTGCACAGGCCACAGGCTTTATATCAAACCGCAGATCAATCTGTGTCTTTGGGTTCTTGTGGATGTTGCACGTGGTATCCAAAATCTTCAACCTTTAATAATGCTGCATATTCAACAGGTAAAGATGCTTTGAGGCCAAGTAATGAGTGGAATCTAGGTCTATTAATACCGCGTTCCCAGCTACTTAAGGTCTCTGAAGATATCCTAAGCAAATTTGCAAACTCATTTTGGGTCAAATTTAACTTTTCCCTGATCGCTCTAAACGCTAATCCGCCTGCTCTATACAGAGGCGCAGGCTTCACTTTCTTCTTGGTAGCCAAAGTATTCTTACTTTTCTCAGACTGGATAATAGCCAAACCTTCTAGAAAAGATTGTCCCATTGTGTACTCGGTATGACCGCCCACTTGAAGTGGCCGTACCTTCTGGGTTATTTTACTAACCTCGTTAGATTTTGTATTCATAAGTTCTCCATGCAATTGGAATTATTAATAGTCGTATCTCATACGTATATCATAAGATAGTCATTAGTGCAAGAACTTTGTTCATAATAATATAAGGCAACCTGTGGTAGTTTTATTAACCTTTGGAATTTTGCACATCATAATAAGTTGTTGTTAAGTTCATTATAATATGATAGTAATATGAGAGTGAACTTACTTTTGGTTCAAAGTGTGTATAACTTCGACAATTATCCACAATTCATTAATGCACGACATAACAGGTAAATATATGATTATACTAATTGGAGGAATCAAGGGAGGATGCGGAAAGACAACTTTAGCTGTTAATCTTGCCTCTTACTTAGCCTCGGCTCAATATACAACTTTACTAGTAGATGCTGATGATCAGCAAACCTCAACCGATTTTACTGATCTGCGAAATAAGAACCATCCTGATTTACCGAGCTATACGCAAATTAAATTACATGGGGATTCTGTTTTAACAGAACTTAGAAAGATCAAGGCTAATAAATTTTATGATTTCATTATTATTGATTCTGGCGGAAGGGATACTAGTAGTCAACGTGCAGCCCTCGCTGTATGCGATGCTGCTATTATACCTATCAACCCTAGACTGTTCGACGTTTGGACTATAGGTAAGGTTATTGCTCTGGCCGATGACATGGCTCCGTTCAATCCAAACCTAACTCTTTACGCCTGTTTGAACAAAGCTGATCCAAGCGGTTCTTACAACCAAGAGGCAGAAGATCAAATCTTGTCACACGGGAAGTTCCTAATGATTCCACACTATCTAGTACAGAGAAAAGCTTACGCTGCGTGTGCATCAGCAGGATTGTCGATATTAGAATGGGAACCGAGAGATAGAAAGGCATATGATGAATTCAAACAATTTGCAATTTATGTGGAGAATTTAAAAAAGAATGTCAAACAATCAGGATAAGGTCAACGAAGACTTACTATTCGCATTGATCAACAAGGGCGGTTCTATCCCCGTGCGAGAAAAAGATCACGCATTAAGTCCCGAGGAGTTTAAGGAATATTACGCTAAGATATTAACGTACCAACTCCGTATGCCTAGATGGTTAATCAAACGTATTGATGACCTGTGCAAAAAGCGTGAAGGCATGTATGTTTCTAGGCATCAATGGATTATGAATGCTATACTCAATTCTTTAGCAGGGGAAGAGAAATGAAAATAGGTGAATTTATTAGACAAACCCGTTTAACCAAAGGATATTCTCTTCGAGAATTTTCCAAGATGATAGAAGTAAGTACTACCTATATGTCCAAGATAGAACGTGATGAGTTTGCACCACCATCCGCAGATAAGATTATATCTATAGCAAATAAGCTAGGACTTAACTCTGTTCTGTTGCTTGCAATGGCAGGAAAGATTTCTCCTGAATTGCCAGATATGATTCTGGCGCATCCGATGGAGATAAGTAATCTTATAAGGACTGTACACAATTGGAAACCTGAGAAGATTGTTCAATTAACTAATCTTATTCAGAATCAATTAGATGCTAAGCCTGCTTGATATCGCCTATAGGTGTAAAGTACAGGGAAGCTTCAGCAAGTCGGCGGGCGCGTAAGCCCGCTAACTCTTGACCCCTCGCATCTTTGTCCCATTTGACAAATTCCTGTACTACTTTATCATTCTCTTTAGCATTAATAAGCTTTAATAAAGTAGATTTATCTAGATTGCCGGTACCAACATTATAGGTGAATGAAAGTAAGGCAGAATATTGATTATTGTTAAGAGGTGCTTTAGCAGCACGAATAATTAACGGCCCGATGTTCTGTAAATACTCTCTGAGTTCCTCTTCCGCTTGCTCTTCTGATATCTCATCGCCAGGATGCACCTCATGAGTATTACCATAGCCAATAGTCCAAATTCCATTTGAATCCTGATATGCTTTTGTACGCAAACCTTCGTATTTCTTAATAATTTCGATCGCTTGCTGTGGTGTAGGTCTTCCCATATATTCTGCCTGTGGCGCTAGTATTGGTTGCTGCACTGGGGCAGTTGATGTATTTGCGAATAGAAAAGCCATAAATATTATAAACCTATAACAATAATTCATTCTTACTCATATAATGCGTCAAATTCATTAGGATCACTTCTTTGTTTCATGATCTTATCTAATGCAGGAGAAGCTTGCGCTCCTAGTTTGCCGAGAATATTAGGATATTTATCTACAACCTTTTTAAGATCATAGGCTGTATTAGCTTTAGAAGCTTCATACATAGCTTTAGTAACTTTAGGATTCGTGAAAATTTCAGTCGTTAACCTAGAAGTAGCAAGACCCTTAACTTTTGCTACCTTATTCGCGCCAACATATTCACCAGCAATAAAAGCAAGACCAACCGGCATTTCCGCAGCTTTTGTATTATGCATGAGATTGATTGCAGCAGATAATTCTTTAATTTGTTTAGCTTGCTCTTTAGGATAACCACTCAAAGCTACATCTATAGATTCTGG